AGATGCCATAATCACTACATTCGATTCTGAAACTGCATACGATATAGACGCAGCAGCCGATGGTGCTACCGCAGTTGATTTTACAGCAGATATAGCAGGAGCACTTGACGGAAGTATTGGTAATAGTATTGCAGTTGACGCTACTGGCTTAGTAAGTGGCGCATTTGGGACTGCTTATTTAGCAGGAGGTACTGATTGCACCGAAGCAGAAGCAGGTGCAGCTCTCCTTGCAAAAATTGATAGTGATTCGGCTATTGTTGATGCTACAGATGGCACGAGCAATGATGTAATTGTAACAGCAAAAGTTTCTGGTATTGCCGGAAATGATATTGTCATTGATGAAGATATGGCTAATGGCGCATGGGCTGGCGCTGCTGTTAAACTGTCTGGCGGTGTAAATGGAACTGTAGGAGAAAAAGGAGATGTTGTCTTTGATGCCAGCTATATTTATATAGCCATTGATGATAACACCATTGCTGACGATAATTGGAAGAAAGCAACTCTTGCATAAACGCTCTACATAATGGTACTACATATCTAAAAGGGGGGCTATATGTCCCCCTAACTTCAATAACCTGTCTAAAAGAAAAGAGAATAAAATGTCAAAAGCAAAAGTTAAAGCAGTTAAAAAATCAAGCGGACTTACCGCAAAGCAAAAAGCTAAACTTCCTTTGTCATTGCAGAAAGCTATCCTTAGAAAGAAGGGAAAGAAATAATGTCAGTAACTGGGTTTAATCGTGCAAGGGCAAGGCTTGCAGCAGAACATAAAAAAAGGGTTGAGTCTCAAAAAGTTAGTAAGCCTAAAATAATTAAGGTTACTGCCGGTACTAATATAGATAAAGCAGTTAAAGAGCTTACTCGGCCAAGCGAGGCTATAATATTCAGGGAACCGGAAATAACTTATGAAGATTTAGATAATACAGAGATATCCGGGGAACCTGAAATAGTAGAAACCGAATTGGAACTTGAACCATTGCCGGAAGTTACAAAAGAAAATAATGATGAACTTAAAACCTATAAGCCTAAAAGAAAAATTAAAAAGAAGTCAAAGAAGGGATAAGAAATGCCAGTAGAACCGGGTGTAATAATTACAATAGCAGAGGTTAAAACTCTACTACAAATAACCGATAGTTCAAAGGATGCTCTTATTACCTTATTGATTCCTATAGTCGAAAGTGATTTGTTGGAACATCTGCATAATGATTTCGATGATGACTACCCGGAAGCTCTTAAAGGTTATCTTGCTGATATGATAGGGTACAGAGCTAAAAAGGATCATGGAGTTGTCCTGTCTGAAACTGTATCCAGGTATTCTGTAAGTTACGGTGGCGCTGCTGAATTTATAGCCGGATATCCTGCTACAATAATGACCGGACTTTCTAAATGGCGAAAGGTGAAATGGTAATGGCAATAGAGGATTATTTTAATACTCAATTTAGCGCATCGACAATAACAAGCGTACCTGATGGCATGGGCGGGCAAACCGAAGGCGTAACAATAGAATTTACCTTTTATGGAGTTGCTGACTTAATTTCAGGAAGCAAAAATATGGTGGCTGCACAATTTGCAGAAAAGGCTACTCATATTTTGTTATGTCCTATTGGCACAGCTCTAAAGACAAAACATTTAATTGCTGACGGCGTGTCTAAATGGCGTATACTTAATATTGATAATCCTATTTCAAGAGGCCATCACTTAGAGGTAATACTGGAATATATCGGAGTGGCATAATGGACTTTATCTATAAATCATATTTTGATGAGGTTAAAAAGAAGATAGCCGCATGTAAGGAAAAGGCTCTTGAAGCTGTGGGAATATTTATCGAGGGGGAAGCAAAATCAAGATGTCCAGTTGATTCCGGCAATTTAAGGGGAAGCTATACCCATCAGGTTGAAGCAAGAGATGATAAGGTGGTTATAGGTTCTAATGTTGAATATTCAGTTTATGTAGAAAAAGGCACATCTAAATCAAGAGCACAGCCACACTTAACACCGGCAGCAGAAGAAAACTTAGGTAAAATTGAAGAGATAGTAAGGAAACATATAAGTTATGAATAATCTACTCACATATATTTACGGGAAATTAGTTTCATTGTCAGGTAAACAGGTATATCAGGAGAAAGTGCCTGAAAATATAACTCCGGTTTATACTTATATTGTATTTTCATTGGCTATACCCGACAGAACACAAGAGCAGAATTTAGGCTTTCTGGAAATAGACTTCTGGGATAACACAAACAATTTAAGCGCTTTGGAGACCTTAGTTTCAAAAGTAGACGGTAACTCCAGCCGTTCCAGTCCTACAGGCCTTGATGAATTAAGATATTTTAGTAATGACTTACAGGCTGTTTTTTATAGGATTTTAAGAACACCGATACCCGACCCTGATATAAAAATCAGGCGAAGGCAGTTACGCTATTTAGTAAAGGTTAGATTTATTTAATGAATTAACAAGGAGGATAAAATGCCGCAGGAATTAACAACAGAACAAATACAAAACATTGTAATTGATACAGGCGTTGTCTATGTCAATTATGGTGAAGAAGGAGAGAGGATACTGGCTCCGGTGCGTGGGGGAAACCAGTTTTTAGTTGAGCGCACAATAAGGGATATTGAGTTTGATGGCCGCAGGGGTAAGACAAAAGGCTTGAGAAGGATTACAGAGGAAAATGCAAAACTTGTAGTAGCTCTAATGGATATGTCTATGGATAATCTTGCTCTTATGCTGGCAGGCGCAACATACGGCGATGCTGCTAAGTATGCAAGATTAACTGAATGGGTTGGCGTTGGGCTTGAAACAGTGGGGGAGAGCTTTACACTTTCTCAAACTCCGATTAATCCGACATCAGCAGGCTCGTTTGAATTTTGGGTAGACGGTGAAAAAGTTAGCTGGACATATGAAGTTGAATATACCGTAACAGGGACTACTCTGGCAATCGCAGCAGATTATCTGGAATTGAATGAAGTTCTGGTCGTATCTTATAAATACGATACTCAGTCGGATGCAGCCACTATCGTACCAGGGGATATATCAGATGATGATTATCTTACAAACGTAGCTTTAGTTGGAATTGACCTTGAAGGCAAAGCTAAGATTTGCTATATCTACAATGCAATGTCAGACAATAACTTTGACTGGAAAATGGTTGACAAAGACGAGTCAGTAATAACTGTAGAATTTGCAGCACACTGGGACCCTAAAGATAGCGCAAGTATACCTTACAAGGTTGAAGAAGTGCCTGCATAAAAATATAAAAATTGAATAATAAAATAGCCTCGTATATTCGGGGCTTTTTTATTGAAAGGGAATAATGGAACTTAAAATCAGAGAGGTTATCTTTGATGACCTGTACGAATTTTTGAAGATACTTGAAGATGTCAAATTCTCGTTTAATCCTGATCCAAATAAATCCACTTCCGAAGTAGGTTTTGAAGCAATTAAACATCTGCTTGCAAACTTTCATACAGCAAAGGATAAGACAAATAATTTTTTTGGTTCACTCGTAGGACTGTCCGGTAAAGAGTTTGGAAAAGTACCATTAAGGGACAGCGCAAAAGTGTTGACATCTTTTATAGCAGAGATTAAGGATAGCGATTTTTTTTCACTCTCTACCCTCTTGGCTCGGAAGAAATAATTGATATACTGGCAAGCCGATATGGAGATATTAGATTTATATTAAATATGCCTGCAAAAGACGGTATAGCACAGCTGCACAAAGCAATAGAAAAAATAGAGCAGCAAAAGCTCTGGGAGTTCTATTGCTCTGTTTACGTACACTTAAAAGAGAAGAAACCATTTGAAGAATATTACAGGCAAGCCAAATCTAAAGTTAAAAGAGTTGGTAGAAAAGAACTTACCAAAGAAGAAATTATAGCAGTGGCAGAAAAGATAAGGATTAAACATATCATGTTAAAAGCTAAACAAAATAAAGGCGAATAAATGAACGCATTTACCCTAACAGGGGAATTTCTACTTAAAGGTGATAAAGAAGCGATATCCTCAATAGATAATATCGATAAAAAAGCCGGCGGTCTTGGCGGTGCTTTTGCAAATGCCGGCAAGGTTGCCGCTATCGGTCTGGCTGCTGTTACAACTGTTGCTGTCGCTGTTGGCGGTGCTGTTGTAAGCATGACAAAAGATGCAATAGGCTTTGAAAAGCAGATGGCAGAAGTCTTTACACTACTCCCGGGGATTACAAAAGAAGCAATGGACTCAATGAATGCCGATGTCCTGGATTTTGCCAAAAACATGGGTGTACTTCCCGATAAGGTTGTGCCTGCTTTGTATCAGGCTATATCAGCCGGAGTGCCAAAAGACAATGTATTTGATTTTCTGGAAACTGCACAAAAGGCAGCAATCGGCGGAGTAACTGCACTTGAAACAGCTGTCGACGGTATTTCATCAGTTGTTAATGCTTATGGTGCTGATATTATTGACGCCGGCAAGACTTCTGATTTAATGTTTACAGCCGTTAGATTAGGCAAGACTACTTTTGAGGAATTATCTGCAAGTTTATTTCAGGTTATTCCAACTGCTTCCGCTCTGGGAGTCAGGTTTGAGGATGTAACTGCTGCAATCGCTGCAATGACTGCGCAGGGTACTCCGACAAGTGTAGCTACTACTCAGATGAGGCAGATGCTCGTTGAGTTATCAAAAGAAGGCGGTAAAACATCAGATACATTTAAAGAGATTTCAGGTCAATCATTTAAGGACTTTATTGCTTCCGGTGGAGGCGTAGCAGATGCTTTAGAATTAATGAAAGGTCATGCTGACGAGAATAATATCGGGCTTAATGATATGTTCTCATCTGTTGAAGCAGGGAATGCAGCTCTTGCATTAGGCGGCAAGGGTGCTGAAACATACGGAGCTAATCTGCGTGAAATGAATATGGCCGCCGGTGCTACGGATGCAGCTTTTGAAACAATGGAAACCACTGGCGCAAGAGCTATGGAGAAAATCATGGCCGGCATAGAAACCATGAAGATTCAATTTGGACAGGAATTTTTGCCGGTATTTAAAGATGTCCTGATGCCTTTAATTTCAGGAACCATAATACCTCTATTTGCTTCTCTTCTTGAAAAAATCAAACCGATTGCGGTTAAACTTGTTGAGCTTGTACCTGTTTTGGTTGATAAATTAGCACCAGCTTTTTTATCATTAGTAGATGTTGTTGGCGGTACATTTATAGATATTTTTGCAGAGATAGTAAAAAATGTTTTACCTCCATTGATTGATTTATTTGAAGTTATTGTAAGTAAAATATTACCCCCGTTCATGAAGTTATTTGGTGAGATAGTTTCAAGGATACTGCCTCCATTTATGGAAATATTTGGAATCATAGTTGAAAAGATACTGCCTCCATTCCTCGAACTTTTTACAGTAATAATTGAGAAAGTCCTGCCTCCGTTCATGGATTTATTTATGATACTAGTTGATACAATACTGCCTCCGTTAATAGAATTTTTTGCAATGCTTGTTGAAACTATAATGCCTCCATTTATTGAAATAATTGAACTTGTAATGGAGATATTAAAACCATTTATTGATTTGTTTGCAGAATTAATGGCTGCAATACTACCTCCACTTATGGATTTATTTACTCAGTTGGTACAGGCAATACTGCCGCCACTTCTTGATATATTAAAACTAATAATCGAGTATGCAATAAAACCTCTTTTAGATTTATTTGGAAAACTTATAGAATGGGCAATGCCTTATCTTATAATGGCAATAGAATATTTAGCCAATGTAATAATACCGGCAATTATTAATGTTTTTGCAGACTGGCATGGAACTGTTGAAAAACTAAAACTATTCTTTGAGACTTTGGGGATGGTTTTTCAGATTATCTGGAATGCAATTAAAGAATATTTTATTAATCTCTGGAATGACATCAAGCAGGCCTTTTTAGCTCCTATTATTTGGATTGGTGAAACTATATTTACAAAATTTAACGAAATTAAAACTAATGTGGAACTTATCTGGAATGGAGTTAGGGATTTCTTTATCGGTATTTGGGACAGTATTATGGAGAAAGTTGATGCATTTAAAGAAAAATTTGTTGGCGCTTGGAATTTCATAAAAGATGGAGTTAAAGGAGCAATAAATTCCGTAATTGGATTTATTAATAGGATGATTGATGGACTTGAATCAGGAATTAATTCGATTGTTCATGCACTGAATCGTATCAATTTTGAAATACCCAGCTGGGTTCCAAAATATGGAGGAGAAAAGTTTGGATTAAGTTTGAGAGAAGTTAATCTTCCTAGTATTCCACAACTTGCAAGCGGCGGAATTATCACAAGTCCGGGATATGCTCTTGTAGGCGAGCAGGGGCCGGAACTTTTAAGGCTTCCTGCCGGGGCGCAAGTCGAGCCTTTGGGTAAATCATCTGGAATAAATATAGAGCAGATGAATATAACATCACCAAAACCATTAACGGAGTCTGAAATTAAAAGACAACTGGATTTATTATCACGTGAACTCGGTTATAGATTGGGGATGGCATAATGTTATTATCTTTTACTAATTCACTTGGACAGACATTCAACATTAACGGGAATTATCTTTTAGCTTCTAATTGGGAATTGGGTAATGCACCTGTAAATCATCAAAGTTCAAAAGCACCTTATCAGGATGGCGAAACTTACATTGATACAATCTTTGAGTCCGGAAACCCGATATTGGAATTTACAATAATCGGCGATAACAGACAGCAGATATTTGACAGGCGCTTAATCGTACAGCAACATTTTAATCCTAAACTGGGTATTGGGACTTTAAAATGGGTACAGGAAAACGGAACGACTTATTGTTTAGACTGCATACCGTCAAAGCCTGTATTTGTTACAGGTGAGGGTCAGTCAAGAGGACATCAGGCGGTTATAATCAGTCTATTTGCGCCTAATCCATCTTGGTATAATCCGACTCAATATGAAAGACATCTTGTAGGTTTTTCCGGAGGGTGGAGTTTTCCATGGAGTTTTCCTTTAAACTTTGGCACAGTATCGCAACAAATTACAGTCAGAAACTCCGGTAATGTCGATACGCCGATACTGGTATATTTTGCTGGTGAAATACATGACCCTGAAATAGAGAACCTGACTACAGGCAAAAAAATATCTGTTGTAAAGAATATCGATGATGGTAAGACTTTAATCATAAATACAACTTTCGGTAAAAAAAGTGTACAGATTTTAGACGGCGGTTTAACTAATGCTTTTGAGTATGTAGACCTTGATAGTGTTTTCTGGCAGTTAGTCCCGGGAGACAACGAAATCAGATATGTGGCTTCTTTTGAGGGTGCAAATTCATTATGCAAATTACTTTATTATAATCGCTTCTCGGGGGTCTGATGTATCCTATATCA